ATTTTGCATTGTCACCATCGAAGCCGCCGCGAAGTAATCCCAGATGGACATGCCGAGCGTAACGCTTTCGCCTAGCTGCCCCGTCTCTACTACTGGATACGCTTGCTCTTTGTGCGGATCGTTCATTTCAGTTTCGCTCCTCTCTGGCTTTCTTTCCGTGATACACCACCTCGCCGAGCGTCAGCCCTAGCAGTGCGATGGCGACAAGCTGGTCAGCGCCGTCTTGCCGCTTCGCAACCCGTCGCAGGTATCGCTGGAATACGGCAGGGTCGCCGAGTTTCTTCGATGCCTTCATGCCCTGGAGTGACTGCCGTAGCTGTTGCCACCTGTCGATTCCGCCGCACTTGTTGATGATGCCCGTTACGAAGGCCGCCATTTCGTCAGCGTTCATTCAATTGCTCCCCGTGGTTAAGATTCAACTCTTTCAAAGCCGACGCCCCTGCCGCGTCCCCGTCGCCACCTCCGCGCGCAGCTCTCCCTACCGCTCCGCGCTACTAAGCCGCGCAATCACCAAACGAATGGTCCTCGGCACCGGTATACCTAACGACGATCAGGATTTCGCCGCCGGCGTCGGGGGGCGTGCCACCTGTTTACCCGCTCCTCGCGGAACCGACGCTTCCGGATTTGGACTGACGCTCTTTTCTGACCTCGGTCACTGGCGAGCCGCCGCACACGTTCCAGGTTGCCTGCCGCAATGGGCTATGGGCTGTCCGCTAAGCCGTTTGTCTTCGATTTCTCCCTGAGCCAGTTCGCTATTTTATCTTGCCTTTCGGCGACAATTGCAAGCGTTTCTTTCAGCCGTCCGATCTCCGCCTCCGCTGATTGCAGATCCGCCCGCAAGATTTCGACATCCGCCCGCAGTTCCTTCTCCCTCTGGTAGCAGTCCGCGTATTCAGCCAGGCACCGATTGATTGCGTGGGTTGCCCCTCTGTAGCCGGTCAGTACCTCAGCAAACTGCTTGCGCCACCATGCCAGCGTATGCCTGTCGGGTGTCTGTCCGTCGGTGATTGTCCCGGCGTCGGTCATCGGTCGCTACACCCATCTAATTCCTGCCGGTACAGCCTGATATTCTCCACCACGTCCGGCTTCGCGATGTTCCGCTCCATCCAACTCAGATATCCGTCGGGAATCTGGCGAATCTGCCTGCCGGCGTACTTGCCGAACGTGACGATATGCTCGCCGCCCGTCTTGCTGGTTAGCTTGTCAATCACCGCGCCAGCCTGCCGCTTGAGGTAGCCCGTCGCCGTCTCAGGGCTGACGCCGAGCTTGATGAGGAACGCCACCTGTTTCTGTGTCGCCTGCGATGGTCCCGGCACGTAGTCGCTGAACGGATCGAACGACTGCCCGCCAAAGATATCCACGTCGGTAGTATGTACCTTGCCGCCCGTCGCGTATGTCCGCGTTTGCGTTCGCTTCTGCCGCTCCTGCCGTTCCCGTTCCTCTTTCTCTTCGCGTGCCGCCCTTGCCTTTTCAATCAGCTCCTCAACGTCTACCGGCTCTTCCGTCGCATGTGCCGCCACGAGTGCCGCTTGCAGGTCGATCGGGTCCACGTCATCGCCCGCCAGGACATCCGCCACGCTGACCAGTTTGTGCTGCCCAGCGTTCCCGCAGAAGTCCAGCACTAGGCAATTCGGTTTCCCGCTTGCCGCAATCGCCGCCCGTCGATCTTCCGCCGTCTCTGGCCCATCCACCACCCCGCGCTCCGGGCGCGTTACCCTACCGATCATCTGCTGGTAGAGGCTGGTTGATTTCGTGGGCCGAGCGTTCGCACAGACCGCCGCGTCTGGCACGTCGAACCCCTCGGTAAACACCATGCAATTGACCAGCACTTGCGTTTCGCCATCCCGGAACCGCTGGACGATCCGCCGACGTTCGATTCTGTCCGTCTTGTCAATCACGAACTCCGCGTTCACGTTGTCGTAGGCGTTGAATGCCGCAGTTAGCTTCTCCGCGTGCTCCTGTCCCGCCGCGAACACCAGCGACCGGCGTCCGGCTGCCGCTTGAATCGTCGGGAATGCCACGGCGTGCAGCAGTTCCTCTTCCTCTGCCGTCGTTCCGCCAAGAAATGCCTGTTCGCGTTCCTTCTCCGCCAGATCCCCCTTGGATGTCTTGACCTTGCTCAGGTCCAGACCATCGACCGTGACGAACTGCTGGCGGATCGGAACAAGCCACCCGTCATTGATTGCCGTCCGAAGATCCATCTCGTATGCCACGCTGTCGCAGACGTTGTGTAGCCCCACGCCGTCGGTCCGCTTGGGTGTCGCCGTAACCAGCAGCTCCCGCACCGCTGGATTCTGCCTGTACCACTGGCTGACAATCCGATAACTTGCCGCCGTCGCGTGATGTGCCTCGTCGATGATAAGCGTCGAGAATTGCTCCGGCTTGAATCGCTGAAACCGCCGCCGCTTGCCAGTATGGTTACACCAGTCGCAGCCCTCAGTCCTGCATTGCCGGCACTTTGCCCATGCAGCCTGGGTCTGAACCGTACTGATCACCACCGGTTCATTCGTGACCCGCTGGCTGCCCATCTCGATACCAGCCCGAAGCCCAGCGGCCTTGGCGTGCTGAACGGCCTGCAAGATCAGCTCCTCTCGATGTGCCAGCACCAGAATCCGGCGATCTGGCTGCGCCCGCATGACCTCATCCATAACGGCACTAAATACGACCGACTTTCCGCATCCGGTCGGGAGCGTGACCAGCGTTGACACCGAACCGCCGGCCCAATGACTGCCAACGGACTCGACCGCCTTTCGCTGGTACGGCCTGAGCGTGATGGCCGGTATCGCAATGGCCGGCACGTCGAGCCGCTGCCTGAGTTCGTCGAAGAGGGATTGCTGCCCCATCACTCCACCCCCAGCCATTGCTTGTCCGCCGCGCTCAAATGCCCGCGCTTGCTCGCAGGCCACCATCCATGCCCCTCGCACGCTTGACACGGCTTGCCTACCATCCCCTCGCACCTTGGGCATTCCGACCAGTAACAGCAACCGAAGATAATGCCCTTGATCTCTTTCAGCCGGATTTCCAGGTCTGCCAGCTCAAGGAACTCGCCGCCCGGTTCCGCCGCCAGTTCCTTGAGTTGCCGCAAGATCGCATCCAGCTTCCGGGCTTCGGCCTGGATTGCCGCCGCCGCCGCGTGTTGATTTCGATTGCTTGCGGGAACAGGACGCCCGACGCCATCCAGGACGATTGACCCGGTAGGCGCGGCGGGCTGCGGTTCAGTCGCCGGATCATCCTGACTCGCTTCCGGCGTCGGTATCGTTGGAGTTGCTTCCGGCTTTTGCTCATTACCCCCGCTACTGGGAGTAGAAGGTGAAGTTTTCACCTTACTATCCTGTTTGGGGGGTGTTGCCTTGCCGTCCAGCGATTCGGGGTTTCTATCTGCCACTACCTGGCTAACCGTTCTCGACGTGACGCCGGCCAGCCTCGCAACTTCCTCGCGCGTCATTCGCCCGCCGTTGTCAAGCAGCCACTCCACGCACGCCCGCTTGTCCGCCCGCGTCATTCTCAGCCCGTGCTGGTCGTTGGCTGTCATGCCGAAGATACGAGCGTCCGCGGCGGTCCCCTGATGGATCTTGCAAGGCACCTCTTCCAGCTTTGCCCGTCGCGCTGCCAGTAGTCGGTGGAACCCGTCGGCCAGCAGGTTGTCGGTGCCGTCGTGGAATACAACCAGCGGCGGGAATGGCCATTCGCCCGAGGCTTCAATCTGCTCGGCGTAGTCGCTGACGGTATCCTCGTTGATACTTACCCGGCATTGGGTCTCACCGTCGATTCGCAGGTTGCCGAGTGCCACATGCTTCGCACGTCCATTCGTGCTCATGTCCATTGCTCCATGAAAAAACGCCCGCCTCGCGTTGCACTGGTCACCACAACCAGGCGGCCGAAGCCGCTACGCGCCCCGTGGGGCTTTGTCGCGTCGATATTGTTTGTGGTGTTTTGCATCGGTAATGTATCAGTTCAGGCGATTGGTGGCACCTTAGCTGGCGGCTTCAGTGGTCCGCACCATAGCGAGCCGGCCTCTAGCTCATCGCCTTCAGTCGGCTCCTCTGCCTTGGCTTCTATCGACCAGCCAGTGTTGATGCCGTTCATCAAAACCCCCCGACATGCCAGGTACTTGCCGCCAGATGCCTCTATTGTCTTATTCATTGCGACAAGATAGTCTCCCGCATCACTACCCTCGACAATTCGGAGCCAATAAAACCCGGCCTCGGTTGGCTTTAGCCTTGACCATGTTTGCTCACTCATAGTTTCACTCCCCCTGTCTCAGCATTACCCCGTCACGTCCTCGACCTTGCCCGGCGGCATTGCACCTAAAACAAAAGTTGCTCAACCTTCTCAGCCTCGCCGCTCATCTTCACGGTTAGCGATTCCAGATTCTTCACCGCCTGCGAGAAGTAGGCCGGTTTTAGTTCGATGCCAACACCGCGCCGCCCTGCACTGACGGCCCCGTAGACTTCCGACCCGACGCCCATAAACGGGGTCAGGACGGTTTCGCCCGGATTGCTCCACATGGTCACGCAACGTTCGATAACGTCGAGCTGTAAGGGGTGGACATGCTTCTCGTCCTCGCCTTCCTTTGCCTCGCGATATGGCAGCACCCGATCAATGCGAATATCCATCCACACCGATGATGCGTATTGTCGCCAGATGTACTGCGAAAACTGATTTAGCTTCTGGTCGCCTTTCATGCCGCGAAAGTGCAATAGGTCGTGCGGTGGCCGATCCTCTCCGGCGTACTCTAGCAGCCCCGTCTCGTGCAGTACCGGCACACAGTTTTCTCCCTTGCGACGGAACATCAACAGGTAATCCGCGTTCGCGATGCTGTTGCGTGTCGAGTCTTCGCACAGAGTCTTGTGATGTAGCGACTTCATCATGGTGCGATTGCGAACCATTAGCGGCTCCTTCCAGATCACCCGCCGCCCGCCGTAGACGAACCCGCGTAACTCATGCTCGCGAATGATGCGGCCTGGAAGATCGAACATTGCATCACAGCCCGCGTTGCTTAGCGGGATGTCCATGCAGTGGACCGCCGAGATTCTCCCCGGCATGGTCAGCCTGGCAATCTCGTCAATCGCAAACCCGTAGTGACCGAAGAACTCGTCGAAGTCGATTGCGTTGCTCATGTCTCTGTCGTCGCTGCTGTACTGGTACAGGCCAGCGAACGGTGGCGAGTATACGCTCATGGCAATTGAGCGGTCTGGCATCTTGCCCATTACCTCTACGCAATCGCCGTTGAAAATTGCGTACTGGTCGGTCGTCACTTGTTCTCTCACAGCCATGCCGGAAGCTCCATTTCGTTTGTGTATAAGTTTGTCCGCTCAACCCGCTCTGACCTGTTCATCTCTCGCACGAGCGCCGTGAACATCGCGTCGGCCTTCGCAGCCTTTCGCCTCATGTTGCCAAGCACTCGAATCTCGCCCTCGGTTGCAACCACGTCGAGCCGCACTTGCCGCTCTTGCCCAAACCGATAGCACCTCCGCACGCTCTGGTAATACTGTTCGTAGCTGTGCGATGGAAATGTCACGACGTGGTTGCAATGCTGCCAGTTCAGCCCCCACGCACCGATTTTCGGCTTGGTAATCAGCACTCGCAACTGCCCGCTGGCAAACGCTTCATACAGTTCGATCTTGCGTTCGTCAGGCGTGCGGCCTGCAATCTGCTCGGCGTCTGGGATCATCTCAGCCAGCCGGTCCGCCTCTTGGTTCATGTGACACCATGCAACGGCAGGTTGGTCGTGCTTCACTACGTCCGACACGAAGCCGCACCGCTCTTCCATTGTCCGTCGCCGCTCCTCTCGCTCCTCTCCCATACCGAACGCTGGCTTATGAAACAGCATTCCAGGCGGCAGCGCTTCGGTTTTGATAACGTGATCCCGCTCTTGCAACGGTGGCAAGATAAACTTTCCATCATCGAAGCCAAGGTCGGATGGCATCCTGCACGCCCGCGCCCAGCTTGCGACCCATCGCCAGAAGTGCTCAACCGCGTGATGCTTCAATCGCCACTGTCCGATTGTCTGGGCCACCCTAAACGCCAGCTTTCCGAAGTATTCCGGGTCCGCTTCAATCAACCGCTCGGCCTGTAGTTGCAGCTTCTCTTCTTTCTTTTGGCCCTTGTCGTCAAGCTGCGCGAAAAATCGCCGCAGCATGTCGCTGTGAGATAGCTCGCCAAGTGCCTCGGACGATGTGCCCAGTTCGATGTAATCGTTTGGGGCTGCCGTTGCGGTACAAAGCAACCGATATGCAAGCTTGCTTGTAAATCGCGTTACAAGCTTGCGGGTTGCACCCGTGAATGATTTCAGGATGCTTGACTCATCGCACACCACGCCCGCGAAGTCCGCCGGGTCAAAGTGCTTCAATCGCTCGTAGTTCGTTATCACGATCCCGCCGCTGTGCTTGCCGTCCTGGGAACGCTTGGCTTCGATGCCAAACTTTGCCGCTTCGCGTTCAGTCTGCTGGCTCACGGCCAGAGGTGTCAGGATCAGCACCGGGCGATTTGTCTTGAGCACCACGTTCTGGGCAAACGCCAGTTGC